AAAACCTTGTGTTGATGATGAACCCGCAGTAACAAAAACAAGAGTCTTACCATCAGGGGTTTGAGCAAACATATGAAACTTTGCAGGACCCTCAGATCCAAATAAATTTATAGGTATACCACTTGAGTCCTTAAGAGTGAGTTCTAAACTAAAAGAATCTCCTCTTCGGCACGTTATATCTAATCTTTTTGCTATATCGAAATTTATCCTTGCCATATTAAATCATTTGTTGTTGACCCTCAGGTTGTTGGTCCATTTGTTTCATAGCCATTTGTTGATCTCCTTGGGCTACCTGACGCTCATCTTTTCTGTCCTCTTTGAGTACATCCAGTTTCTCTTTAAACTCCTGATCGTCTTCTTTAAATCCTAAGGTAGCCTGGGCGCGTATAGTTTCTATCTCTTTATTAAACTCATGCTTCATCTGAGTTAACTGCATCTCTAGCTGAGCTTTAAGTTGTATCTCCTGTGTGTCTATTTGAGCCTGAACCTGAAGCTCCTGCATCCTAGATTCAGAAGCCTGCTGCGTAGCCTGGGCTGCCTGTTGAGCTTGTTGTTCAGAATTTTGCTGAGCCATCTGCTGTTGCTCAGTCATCCTTTTCTTCCTACGTATAATAAGAAGTCTTTCGGCCTGGTTAACATCCTTTAACGCTCTAACGGACATAGCATCTTCTAAATCTATCTGCTGTTGCTGAAGTGCCATCTGGATATTCTGCTCTAGGAATTGCCTATCCTCATCTTCCATCTCCTTAACTACTTGAACCCCAAAGTTATACATAGAAAGGTCCTTGAAAGAAGAAAGAACGTTCATATTTTCTTCCCCAATAGCATTGGTGTACACTTTGTATAGCACCGACTCAATAGGAATTATCTGTAAACACTTAACTACATCCTGACACACTCTCTTAAATAGCATCATAGATGCATTCGTTATATCGTATATAGCGTTATTTCCCGCTGCAATAGCTTGCTGCTGAACCCCTACAAGTGCATCACCTTTAGGTGACGAAGCATCCATAGCTTCGTTTATCCCCGTAGTATCTCTAATAAGCTGCATATAATGGTTGTACAAACCAACAAGCTCGTTTATATTCCTTATAGTATTACCTATCTCACGTACTGGCGGATTTTGGAAACCGCCTTCTGGGTTCTTGCTTCTGTAGTAGAATACACCCGTTTGTTCGTATATATCGTGCAGTTCCAGCGGTTGTAACTCACCTCCCTTTCCTAGCTGTACATTTTCTAACCCTTCGATATCTATAATTAACCCATCTGGTTTAGCTTTAGCTATCGACTGCTGAATCTTTAAATGAGTAAGCTGGAGCATATCGGCAAACCCTGTACAGCTCTCAACCATAGATTTAGGCATCATACGCCTCATATTCGTTGCCGATACAGAGTAAGAAAGTTTAGCCTCAGATATATCGTGTACGTTTTTAGGTACATTTTTTTGACGCCCATAACCAAACACATGGTCCGTACCTAACACATAGCTACCTCCATAAACGATAGCCATTTCCATCTTATGTGGTGTGCGCTCGTATACGCTACCCGTTTTCTCTTTATATTCAAAACCTTTGTAGTAGAACCCATTGTTTCCGTGTCTACTCTCTTTCTCCTCGAAATACATACAATCTACAGATACAAATTGAAAGTCTAAAACATCCACCATGTATTCATCATACCCGTATTGTGTACGCTGCAACCTTTCGTCATAATGACTTTGACTTAGCTTCCCTGTATCGTTACCTTGCTTATTCTTAACCTTTTCGGCAATCTTCTTAAACTCCTCTTCGGTAAATTCATCCCCCACTAATCTTTTTAACTCATGTATAGGCATTCTTTTAACGTCCCCCGCATATACTATGTCTTGAAAATTTGGATCCTCCGTGTGACTATGAACAAAAGATATAGGATCTACGTATTCAAGTTTAATACCTTTATTAGGATCGTTCTTCCTCTTTACCACAGACATACCTAAAGCTACTAAGTCGTTAACAGCTCTTCTATATGTTGTGTCGGAGAAATTACTCCAGGCTAAGGTCATGTTTGTCCCTATCTGCGCAGCTATCTCTGCATCAGTTTTTATGTTTGTATCCATAAAAATCTCCGCCTCCTCTAATGTAGAAGGTATCTCCTCGGGGTCCATATCTAAAACAACCCCAGTTTTTTCCTTTAAAGACTGAAGCAGTTCCCTGGCCTCCACCTGCATCTTAATCTTCTCCTTTTTCTTGTTTTTCTCAGACGAAGATAAAGGGTCTACAGATTCTAAATTTGGGTATGGGTCTCTGGAAAGTATTTTATTTACCACCACCTTAACAAACTTAGGTAGGATAGGCACAGGGGTGTAGTCTAGATTTAGAAGACTACCGTCCCCTTTGTTTGGGGAGAGGGAATTAAGCAGCTGCTTATATATACTTGTGTCCTGGGTACCGTTGGCATAATCCCTATTCCTCTCAAATATTTTATTCCTTTTACCAAACAACGATGAAGCCTCATTCATCTTCCCCCACTGGGAATGAATAGCTTTAGCGTATTGGAGTCCATATGAAATGGACTCTTTTGTTTGTTGATCTGCTAATGGATCGGGGAATCCATTTTTTTTGTTTACGTCGTCGTGTCCATACATATTATGCAAATATAGTGAATCATCCGATTACATCATATCTCCTAAAGAACTTCTGTTCAGTAAAGTCTGTTTTAGGTTTAGGCTTAGATTTTTGTGCCGCTAAAAGGGCCAATCCTGAGCTAATCGTTAAGTCAAATTTTGTTCTTTTGTCTATTTTAAATCCTATCCAATCCTCCATCGTATCGTTAAGATACATCTTCCCCATCTCTCCAGTGTCGTAGTTTATACCCACATGATCATGTATATAAGCCTCTATGGAATGGGCGTGGGCTTGGATTACATCCTGTGAGTTTGAAGGTATCCCTTTAGTTTTTACGCTTGCGGTAGAAGAGGCCCCTTTTAGATGCTCTGGGCGATCCATTAGATACCCATCGTAACCCCTTGATTCAAAATATCTTACTATACCGTATTTATTGTTCTCCACTAAGATGGGGTACCCGTAAAAAAAAGCTGCCATTAAAACGTCTTCGTAGAATATCTTAGCCAGATCTGGGCGCGAAGCGTACTCCACAACAAACATATTCGAGGGGTTTTCTATATGAAACTTATTATACAGATGCAATGCCCCCTTAGACCCTCTTCCGTCTAGTGTGGCATCTAAATCGTATGAGTCAACACCCCCACACCCTCTGTCTGCAAACGGCGCAACTTTTTTACCTCTATCGGTTTTTATTACGTTACGCTGTTCGTTTGGTGGTAACCAACTAATTCTAAACCGTCCGTTTATATCGGCGCTAAAAACAGCCTCTTTGTCTTTCTCCTTCCATATAAAGTTGCCCCTAACTACGGGGTTTGGGAAAAGCTCATCGTTATATTCTATCTGCTGATATATTTTGCCTATGTTAAATAAGCTACCCTCGATACTATCTCTAAAGGCTTCGTCCTCTGTAAAAGGGAACTGCCTCGTAACCTCATTTAACTCTGACGGATCGTGTTTCAAGGATGATCTTTCGTTTTTGAGATAAGTTTTGGACCCAATGGATATATCTACCCCGTCTATACCTTCTACTATAGCGTCAGGATCGGATATAACGGGCTGTCCGTGCACATCAAAAAAACCTTCTAGGGATTCTTGAGCGGGGATAAACAACCTGTAAAGACCGCTTACAGTTCTACCGTTTGCGTTCCTCTCCAAAGGGTTCGAATCCTTCCATAGGTCTTTGTATTGTCTTCCTCCTTTGTCCATTGGATTTACCGTGCTTCCGACCATAGCCTTCCCTACGATTTTTCTTCCGACGATCAAACACGTCCTCTGAATCCTCCAAGCGTCCTTTATGTCTGTAGGTCTTTCCCATTTTCCTGCTTCATCTAAATACAACAGGTGTAATTTCTCCCCGTCATATGCGTTGTTAGTTGTGTTTTTCCAATTTATAACCGTGTTCAGAGCCTCTCCAGTCTGGGAGGTTTTATTCTTTTTGGTTATTCTTTTTGATGGCTCTCTAAAAGCCAACTCCATACGCGGGTTGGTGGTACCGTCTTGTATGGGTTTAAAGAAGAAAGGATAGTTTCTAAACATAAAAACCACCTTCTTCATAAAGATGTTTTCTTGGGCGTCTTTACCAGTCTTTGACTGTATCCCCATAAGTTTATCTTTAACCTGTGTACCTTCATCGACAAGTACAGAAGAGCATATATTGGTATACCCAGAACGACGGCACTTAGTATAAAGCTGACCAATACAACGAGGATCAGTCTCGCAAGCAGCCATATGTAAAAATATCTCACGTTGAAAATTTAAAAAGTAAGGGTAACCAATATCCAGCTTGGTCCATTGAAGCATCATATAATGCCTCCCCGTAATATATGTAGGTGTACCGTTGTTATAAAACCAAAAGCCCTCACGCCTACGCCGAAACTCCTCCTCGATATATGGGCGAAACTTTTCTCGAAACTCCCTCGGCATCTCTTCCCACTCATCCATAGAACTAATACGAGACAGTTCTTTGGGCATAAGTATCCTTCCCCACACCTGCAAAGCGTTTGATTTTTTATATCCCGAAATTTCTTTCTTCGGTGGCCTTTTAGGAAGGCAAATGAGTAGCCCACCGAGTTCAATAATCTCACCCTCCGTACCGTTGGGGCAAATTTTAACCGCGGGAGTATCATACTCCTTGACGTCTAATAGTGCGGACATTAGTAGCTACTACCATTGCTATTCATTCTCCCCAGGGAAGGAAATCCAGTTTTAGGTGTGGCGGGCTCCATAGGTTGACCGCATGGACATTGAGCGGAGCTTACTACCTCCCCATCTTTTACCGACATAGTTACTTTGCTGATCTCTTCTTCGTGATCTAAGCAGTTGCATATATACTTTGACATTTTATTTAATTTTTTTACGCTTAGAACCGCGTAATCTTGATTTTTCTGCTATACCTCTATTCTTAGAGGCTTTCATAACTTTCACCCTATTTCCTTTATGGTGTATATCCATCCCGTCACCTTTCCTTACTAACCCTTTTCTTGTAAGTCTTCTTCTGTTTCTATTTCTGAGTGCGCGGTTTTTTTTCTGTTCGCGCGAAGACTGAAACTTGCTATATTCTTTTTTATAATTTCTTTTTGCTAATTTCATTCTTCCACAAAGTTAAGGAAAAGTTCTAACTGCTCAACCATAGGTGCGGTCTCGTCCTCCTGAGATTCATAGTCAAACTTCCCCGCTCCCCAGTCGCCCGATCTGCGATCATCGTAGTGGTGTATAGAATGGCAATTAGCACACAACACCTCACATTTCCCTACCTCAGCTTTAACCGTTTTAAATATGTACCCCTTACCTATAAGGGTGGCTACACTTTTCTTTTTATTAGAAGAGTCTCGGTGGTGGAGTTGTAAACACCTCTTATCCGTTTCCCCGCAATTTTCACATCCCATAGCAGATTTATAATTATCTACCCAAGAGTATATCTTCCTTTTCCTTACAGCAGTTTTTATAGACACACATTCCCTGCAATCGTTCCATCTTTTTACCCCGCAGGCATAAAAATAAAACTCCTCATCTTCTTTTAGTTTTTTACAGTCGCTGCACCTTTTCATTTTGAGAATCTTTCAGCAAATCCACCAGAGTAATCCCGTGCACCGCTTATTTCCCCACTAGCCTCTAAGTCTTTAACCATCTGAGATAACCTTTGTCTCTCGACAATTAGCTCTTTACAATCCGTAGCGGTTTGTTTTATAGATTGAAGCTCCGCCTTACGTGCACTCCCGTTTATCTCAGGGTCTACAGGTTTTTTAATCTCTTCAATCATATTGTCTATAGCAATTTCCATGCTCTCCATAAGTCTCTGGGAGGCACTTATTGTAGTAAATTTATATTTCGACATACATTAAATCTTCTGCGCGGGTACGGTAATATTCCTCCCCGTCTATAGTTATACGATAATCTCTGTTTTGTTTAAACCCTACCACGTCCCCAGGTAGAACGCCTATCTCGTCGGCCTCTTTACATGTGTATACCACCTCCGCTTTAGTTGGGAGCTTTTCCGTTAGATCTACTATCTCTATGAGATCGGACTGAAGAGTCAGTTCCTCCTGCTCCACTGATTTCAATAAACACCATCCCGTTAGGCACCGTATCTTCCCGTCTTTCTGGCTCTTATATGCTATGGCTTGATTGGAAATTGCGTGGTTGGGATCGTAGTTTACT